TATAGAAAGAGCTCTAGGATTTTCTATAGGGTTCGATTCAATGTTTGACCGGTTGCTTGGAGATTCCACGCAACATGTTTCAAACAGTCAAGGGTATCCACCCTACAACATCCGAAAAGACGGAGATGTCAAATACTTCATCGAAATGGCCGTTGCTGGTCTTTCTGAAGAGGATCTTGAAGTCGAATTGAAGGAATCTGTTCTTGAAATTCGTTCTAAACAATCTACAGAAGATGAAGCTAATTATGTTCATCGTGGGATTGCCAAGAGAACATTTGAAAGGTCTTTTACCCTTTCTGATGATATTGTTGTAAAAGGTTGTGACCTTACCAACGGAATGTTAACTGTTGAACTTGAGAAAGTAATTCCAGAGGAAAAACGAGCACGTTTAATTCCTATTGGAGCTAAAAACATCAAGTCAATTAATTGATATTCGATGCGCCCATCAGTACAATGTACTGATGGGCTTTTTACTATATAAATTAGAGAGAAAATATGTGTCCTGTATGTTGGATTAGTGGATTTCTTTTCGTTTTGTTTGGGGCATCCGCACTTTCTTTTGGAACAGAATGGTATATTCTAATACCTTCTTTTGTATTACTTGCTTATGGTGGTTATAAGATATGGGTTGGTATTAAAAGAGGTAAGAATTTTTCAGATGAACAAAAGACTAATAGTAAGAGAACAATAAAAAGATTTATTCTTGGTGTTGCAATAGGATTGTATACAGGAATTGCAGTTATGTATGCTTTGTCTGGTGCAGAACATAAACGAATGCATGACCTATTGGAACAACATGAACTTGAAGAACAACATGGACATGGATGATGACAGAATTTTCAACAACACCAAAGGAATTTTTAGATTTAATTCCTAAAAAAACAAAAAAAGATCATGAAGATGATACAGAAGAAATGAAAAAAGTGTCTGAGAAAGTAAAGAACGTAGTTCTAAAGCCTAAAATGGATTTAGAAGAAGCAGTAAAACAAATTAATGCAATGAAAATTCCGCACATAGGAAAATAATGCTTACAATATTAGGAAGTCTATTAGGGTTTGCTGGGTCAGCAGTACCTAGCTTAATAGACATGTTTAAAGAAAAAGAAGATCAAAAAGCCAAAGTGGAGATGTTTAAACTCCAATTGGAGGCGAAAGAAAAAGGCGTTGACTTAGACATAAAGTTAATGGAAACAAAAGCTGCTGTAGAAGAGCAGAAATCTCTTATTGAACATGATATAGCACTTGGTAAACAGGGTGGATTTATAAATTCATTACGAGCATTTGTAAGACCATTCATAACTTATGTTTTTTTCTTAACATTTATAGGTGTTAAAATTACATTAGTATGGGATACCATTAGCAAGGGTGGAGATTTAAACGCAACTCTCGATGTTATATGGGATGAACAAACGGAAGCATTATTTGCGGCTATCATTAGTTTTTGGTTTGGTTCTCGCGCAATGCCTAAAATAAAACAACTTAACAAATAAAGAATATTATGAGAATATCAAAGAATTTTTGGCTTAATGAATTGATTAAAAGTCCTACCGCTGAAAGGTTTGGAATATCAAATGAGCCATCAAAAGAACATCTAATTAATCTTACAGTAGTAACACATGAAATTTTACAACCTGTAAGAGAACATTTTGGTGTTATTACGGTGAATAGTGGCTACAGATCGCCAACCTTAAATACCAAAGTGGGAGGTTCTAAAACCTCCCAGCATTGTAATGGTGAAGCAGTTGATTTTGAACAATTAGGTACTCCAAATGCAGAAGTCGCAAAATGGATTACCAAAAATTTAGATTGGGATCAAATCATACTTGAATTTTATATTAAAGGACAACCAAATAGCGGATGGGTACATTGTTCATACAAAAAAGACGGAACGAACAGACAGAAAATAACAACAGCCTTAAGAATAAATGGAAAAACACACTACAAAAGTGGTTTTGTTATCTAGTCAAAAAAATAAATGTCTAAATTTTATACTAATGTAGTATGTCTCGGTGATTATATTTTTGAGAGGGGAATTAAAGATGGACTTCCTTTTGATGAAAAGCATGAATTCAAACCTACCTTATATATTCCTACCACAACTAAAACAGAATGGCGAACTCTTGAAGATAAGCCAGTAGGTCCCGTTCAATGGGGTTCTATCAAGGAAACCCGTGCGGCAATGAAGAAGTATGAAGGCGTGGAAAATATGAAAATCTACGGTCATACTAATTACAATTATTCCTTTATAGCAGAAACATATCCTGAAATTATCGATTACAATTTTGAACATATCAAGATAATGTATATTGATATTGAAGTTGCTTCAAAACACGGTTTTCCAGATCCTCAATATGCCAATGAAGAAGTCACAGCAATTACAATTAAGATAGATAATGATATTCAGGTTTGGGGGTGTTCTGAATTTAGGAATGACAAAGAAAATATTACATATAACAAATGTGGAGATGAAAGACAATTATTAGAACAATTTGTCATGTATTGGCAACAAAATTGCCCTCATGTAATTACAGGTTGGAATACTAAAACATTTGATACTCCATATTTGGTTAATCGGATTCGTGGAGAATTGGGTGAATTATGGGTTAAGAAATTATCACCATGGGGTTTCGTAAAGGAACAAAAGATTTTCGGTATGGGCGGCAAGGAAGTTCAAACATATGAAATATATGGTGTATCGGAAATTGATTATTTGGAAGCTTTTAAGAAATTTACTTTTACTAATCAAGAATCTTATCGGTTAGATCATATCGCATATGTAGAGTTGGGTGAGACTAAACTTGATTATTCTGAAGTAGCAACACTTCATGAATTGTATAGAACAGATTATCAAAAGTTTATCGAATATAATATTCAAGATGTATTGTTGGTAGATCGCCTTGAAAAAAAGATGAAACTTTTGGAATTGATTATGTCACTAGCATATCTTTCAAAATGTAATTATACAGATGTATTTGCACAGACAAGAATGTGGGATTGTATTATCTATAATCATCTTTTAAAAGAAAAAGTTGTAATTCCACAAAAGAAAAGAGAACGTAAGGGTGATATGTATGAAGGTGCTTATGTGAAGGCACCGCAAAAAGGTAGACATAATTGGATTGTTAGTTTTGACTTGAATAGTCTATATCCTCATTTGATTATGCAATACAATATTTCTCCAGAAACTATTCTTGGTACATGGGAAGATGATATAGGTGTAGAAGGATTAGTAAATAAAAAGTTTGATACTTCAGTTTGGAAAGAAAAGAATGTAACAGTTACTCCGAATGGGTCAGTTTATCGTAAAGATAAACAGGGGTTTCTTCCTAAATTAATGGAAAGCATGTATACTGATAGGGTTAAATATAAAAACTTGATGTTGACAGAACAGAAAAAAGGAAAAAACGCTGACTCAAATAAATTATCACATTATTACAATTATCAACAGAATCTAAAGATTGCACTCAATTCTGCATACGGCGCAATGGGCAATCAATGGTTTCGTTATTATGATGAACGAAATGCTGAAGCAGTTTCGGTTGCAGGTCAATTATCTGTTCAATGGGCAGAAAATGCTGTGAATAGTTACTTAAACACTACATTATCTGCTGTGAATAAGGATTATATTGTTGCTATGGATACAGATTCTTTATATGTTTGTCTCGATGATCTTGTTACTAAAGTAGGTCTTACAGATAAGAATAAAATAATCGACTTTTTGGATAAAGTCTGTGGAAGAATTGAAAAAGTAATTGAGAAAAGTTATGAAGAATTAGCAGAATATGTAAATGCTTATCAACAAAAGATGGTCATGAAACGTGAAGTCATTGCTGATACCGGTATTTGGACTGCCAAGAAACATTATATTCTGAACGTTCACGATTCTGAAGGAGTTCGTTATGAAGAACCGAAACTCAAGATTGTAGGGATTGAAGCAATTAAAAGTTCTACACCACAAGCATGTAGAGATTCATTGAGAGAAATTTTTAATATTATTATTTCAGGTACAGAAGATGATGTGATCGGTTATATTGAAACATTTAAGGAAAAGTTTTTTGGTTTGAATATGGAGAATATAGCATTTCCACGATCTGTTAATGGATTAAAAAAATATAAAGATTCTTCTACAATTTATAAAAAATCTACTCCAATTCATGTAAAAGGTTCTTTAATTTATAATCACATGCTCAAGGACAAGAAATTAACGAAGAAATATCCTACTATAAAGGAAGGAGAAAAAGTTAAGTTTACTTATCTTAAAGATCCAAATCCTGCAGGTGACAAGGTAATTTCTATATTAAATAGTTTACCTAAAGAATTTGAGTTGGAAAAATATATAGATTATGATACACAATTTGAAAAGGCATTTGTCGAGCCTTTAAAAGGTGTATTAGACGTAATTGGTTGGGATACTGAACGGCGTTCAAGTCTTGACAATTTCTTTATGTAGTGTATAATGGAGGTAACATGGCAGGAAGTATAATGGTAAGGTATGCACAAAAG